TTATGGAATTAAAATTCAAAAAGGAAAGTATGCAGATGTTATCGTAACTTATGGTGCAGTCTCAGTAAAAGAAGACCCAGCCAACGATACTGCAAAACTTTCCTTTAATTGGAACCTTACTGACCCAGGAGAATTTGAACCAGATGACTTATTAAAGAATGAAGAATTTCAACATTATTTAGGCAATTTACTACAATATATAATTACGGATTCATTAGAGAACAGAGAGGCAAAGATTGGAACTGCAGACACACATCCTAAATCAACTGATAAATAACGAGGACTTTTGCCGTAGGGTAATTCCTTATATTAAGAAAGATTATTTTGAAGGCACACATAAAATTGTCTTTGATATGATTACAAAGTTTGTTGCTAAACACAATAAACTACCAACATCTCAAGTTTTAGCTTTAGAGCTAGAAAAACAAAGTGCACATCCCGATACATTAAATCAAGCATCTACGCTTATTAATGAAATTGCACAAAAGTCAGATGTTGATACCGATTACTTAATTAACGAATCAGAAAAATGGTGTAGAGATAGAGCAGTTTATAATGCCATAATGGAATCAATCCAAATCATCGATGGTAAAGACCAAGACAGAAGTGAAGGTGCTATACCTGAAATACTATCAGAAGCTCTTGGTGTTTCATACGACCAAGATATTGGTCACGATTATATTGATAATTCAGATGGCCGATTTGAATTTTATAATAGAAAAGAAAATAGAATCTCTTTTGATTTAGATTACTTTAATAAAATTACAAAAGGCGGACTGCCAAATAAAACATTAAATATCGCCCTTGCTGGTACTGGTGTAGGTAAATCTTTGTTTATGTGTCATTGTGCCGCATCAGTACTAGAACAAGGCAAGAATGTTTTATATATTACAATGGAAATGGCCGAAGAGCGTATTGCTGAACGTATCGATGCTAACTTAATGGACTTACCAATCCAACAACTTGAGACTTTACCTAAAAACGTTTTTAACGAAAAGATAGGTAAAATTGCAAAAGGAACAATTGGTAAATTAATTGTAAAAGAATATCCAACTGGTGCAGCTCATACTGGCCACTTTCGTGCTTTACTGAACGAATTAAAGATGAAAAAGAACTTTCGTCCGAATATCATTTACATAGATTATTTGAATATTTGTGCATCTAGCCGTATGAAAGGCATGGGTGGAAGTATAAATAGTTATTCATACATCAAAGCCATCGCGGAAGAATTACGTGGCCTTGCTGTAGAGTTTGATGTACCTATTGTTTCGGCAACGCAAACAACCAGGTCAGGGTTTAGTAATACAGACCTTGGATTGGAAGATACATCAGAGTCATTTGGTTTACCAGCGACAGCTGATTTAATGTTCGCTTTGATATCAACTGAGGAATTAGATGAGCTAGGTCAAATGATGGTAAAACAATTAAAAAATCGTTATAACGACCCGACCAAGTACAAGAGATTTGTGATTGGTATAGACAGGTCCCGCATGAAATTATATGATGTTGAAGAGTCAGCTCAATCCGACATAATGACGGATATGATACCTGACAAACCAATAAATAAATTCGGGGAGTCTGAAAACAAAGACACCTTTGCGGATTTCAAAATATAGAGAGGAAAATATATGAATATGTTACTAAAAGCTAAAGATTGGGCAATGGACAGACTAGGAGAAAGAACATCTATTGATGGACTTGGACTAATTGCTGTTTGTGGTTCAGTAATCTTATTTGGCGGCTTAGCCAAACTACTCGCATGGGTAGGCCTATTATGGGGTGTTTACACCTTGGTTAAGAGTGACTAATTTTTATTATAGAAAAATAGCCTTTAACTAGGCTATTTTTTTGCAAGTTTTTTGAACAAAACACTGTACATTTCTATCAATACATGGTATAATTATTATATATTTTAAAAAGGAGTGAATAAAATGTCAAACGAAACAAATCAAATTATAATCGAAAGAATCGTAGAAGAGGTTGAGCAAATGTCAACTAGTGCGATTTTAAGAGAAATAGATGGCGGAATGAGACCAGGAATGTGTGATTCTTGGGACGAAAGAGTTGCCCTAACTGATAGAGATTGGGCTATAGCAAAATTATCAAATAAGAGGTTCGAAGAGTGGCCTCAAGGTTCTTAAGAAAATGTACAGGAAACACTGTACATTTACTTTTGATTATGGTATAATTAATAATAATAAAAGGAGTAAATAATGGATTATTATAAAGAGTTTGGATTACCACAGAATGCGACCGAAGACCAAATTAGGTCAGCTGTTGGTGCACCATCAATTGACGAAGAAGGCACATGCATGTGCGGAAAACATTTTAACAACTGCCCGGATGCATACGAGCACATGACACATGGAGTATAACATGAGAACAGATGCTTATATAATGACTGCTTTTACAGAATGTGCTGGAAGTATGTTAGAAATTGAAACTATCAGAACAGCAGTTAAGTCAATTAATAAACTTAATAAACTAAAAGAAAGATATGCAAAGAGCTCTTTTGAACATGGGTATTCAGTAAAAGAACCACAAAAACTACCAAGGTATAGAGTAACTCTACACGGTAGAGGTCCAAGGACAGAATTTGCAAAATCACTAGGAAGACATTCTAGAGCTTTTGATAGAGAATTACCATTAAAATTTGCGGAGAGAATTGATGTCTATATCCACGAAAGGTAAGCAAGTAGTTTTTGAAGTTAAAGCAAAACAACCACCTCCAACCAATCCAACCTGGAAAGCAGAATACGTCTTTGCACTATTAAAAGACGCTATGAAATTTGAAATAGGAATGAGAGAACAAGGATTCATAACTGAACTTAACCGTAAGTTCATATGATGAAACATACATTCCTCTAATTGAAAAACTTATAAATAGAATTAATAACTGGAGGATATATGAAATCTTTAAAAAGTTTCGTAATAAATGAAGCTGTACCTATGGGAAACCCAGAGTGGTCAAAACCTCATGGTAAATCAGGCCAAGATAGATTAGATATTTTAAGACAATTAGTAGCTCAAGATAAACCTATTGAATTAGCAAAAGGTGGAACTTTTAAAGTTGCTGATAAAGACGATGCTCTTGCAAAAATAGATAACTACGATAAAACTGGTCGAAGTGTTATATTTACATTAAACGGAACTGATGGTAACGTTTATAAAAATACACAAATAGCTAAATCAAAAGTCTTCGGCGGAGGCGGTGGTGGAGCTGGTGGTGGAACAGCAAATACTAAACTAACAGAATCTCATAATTGCCTAATGTTATCAGCTATGTTAATTCATGGCAATAATCATGACATCGAATATTTCACACCAGAAGTTCTAAAAGGCGCGGCCAAAGGAATTGATGTTGACGAAAAATTAGATAAAATGTTAGCACTTGAAGGTCCATGGTTTCAATCCTCTTATAATATTTCTAAGCTTTTAATTGAAAAAGGTTATGTAAATAAAGGAATGAAACTTTATCGTGGTACTCAAGGTATGAGTAAAGTTTATGTTGGAAAAGACCTTGCATATAAAAACACAGGATATAAACCATTAAAAGATGATAAATGGAATCCTGGAGATATATGGGCAGTGGTAGATGGATTTAATCATAAAAAAGAATTAGATATTTCTAATATTACTTCTTATAATAAATCTATTTTAAAAGAATTTGCAAATAGAAGATTAGTAGGTATTTCATTAAAAGGACCAGAAGTAAAATATCCACCTCCATTAAAAGAATATAATAATCAAGTACCACCTGATATTGATTTACACAAATATATGGGTTGTAAATTAGAATCCGGTAGAGGAACTTATTGGTCAGCTAAAGGTGGACAAATAATATTTGATACTGGAATCCTTACAGTAAAAGATAATACTGCAGGTGGAACTATTAAAGCAGAAATTAAAGGTAAAAACGCAAGAGGCGGTGGAATATCTTGGGGACCAATGCAGGATTATGTACAAAGAGAAACAAGAAAGAAATTACCAGACCATGCATCGGGTATTAGAAAAATGGCCAAAAATATTGCAGATGGTAAAGAACGAGATATAAAAGTTTATTATACATTATTTAATCACTTTTATAATAATACATCGTACGAAGAATTTAAAGAAGAACTTAAGCAAAAAGATTGGACTTGGATATCAGCAAAATTAGCACTGAATTATCTTTGTTATTACATTGATAAATCAGGCGGTAGAACAGCAAACGCATTAGTTACACAATTTGTAAACTATGCTGGCTCGAAAGGAGCCGAAAGTGCTGTCTATGTGAAAGCTGGTAAATAATGAAATATTTGATATTGGCTTCGGGTCGTGATGGCTCTACACAATTACTTCATGCAATACATGAAAGATTAGAAAGCCAAAATATGGCTGAACCATATCAAAAGGTAAGTGAACCATATAACTATGATTTAGGTGTAAAAACCGATTTTATGAGAAGAAACATAGTTGTAAAATGTATAGTTAATAAGTTTCATATACCTGAAAGTTGGAGTCCAGAAGATGGCGAAGCAACCGATTTTTTTACAGGATTTGCTTTAAACTTTGATAAAACTATATTAATTAGAAGAAAAAACAAAGGTGAAAGATTATATTCTGCTTTACATGCACATAAACATGATACATGGGAAGGTGAATATAAACAGAAGCCAATAACATTAAACAGTAATAATTTAACTAATGAGATTGACGATTTTATAGATGCTGAAATTATAGCATATGAATTATCAAAATCGTTTTTAACAATTTATATGGAAGATTTATATACAGAAGACAAAGAGTTATCACAGAAAACTTGGAACAAAATATTTCCAAAAGAACCTGTACAATTATTTGAAAGTATGTATAATAAATACTTTGATATAAAACATAAAAAAGGTAAAGTATGAAGAAATTTACAAATTATCTAGCTGAGTCAAAAAATACACACATGACTCACATAGAAGATTTAATCCTTGACGGAGGAGTCAAGGGAGCCCGCCAAGCTATCCAAGCGCTTAGGTCACTGAGGGATATGTTAGCAGGTAGCACGAAATCACCTGTAGATGTTACTGTTAAATGGGACGGGGCTCCCGCCGTATTCGCAGGAATTGACCCATCAGATGGCCAGTTCTTTGTTGCTAAAAAAGGAATCTTTAATAAGAATCCTAAAATCTATAAGAATCATGATGATATCAAAGAAGATACATCTGGTGATTTACAGAAGAAACTTATATTAGCATTTGATAACTTAAAAGGATTAGGAATCACAGGGGTTATCCAAGGTGACTTTATGTTTGAACGAAAAGACTTAAAGAAGGAAACAATTAATGGAATTCCGCATATCACTTTCCACCCTAATACTATTGTTTACGCTGTACCTACTAACAATGATGTCGCTAAAAGCATCATGGCAGCAAAGATTGGAATCGTGTGGCACACAACTTATTCAGGAGCAACATTTGAAACAATGAGTGCTGAGTTTGGAAAAGAAATTGTACCAAAACTTAAAAAATCAAAGGATGTTTGGATGGTTGATGCTGTATTACCAGACCTTTCAGGCACAGCAACATTAACAGCAAACGACACAAAGGTATTATCAACTAAACTCTCAGCTGCTGGAAAAATGTTCCAAAAAATTCAAGGTAATGTATTAAAAGAAATAGAATCAAATAAAGAATTAAATTTAATCATTAATGTATATAATAACCGTATGGTCAGACAGGGCCAAAGAATTAAAGATACTAAAAAACATGCTACTGGTTTAATTATGTTTGTAAGAGACAGATATGCCAAAGAAATTGATAAGCGAAGTTCACAAAAAGGTAAAGATGTACAAATTAAGAAACGGGACGAATTAGTAAATTTCTTTGACAAAAGTAACCTTAAACAGTTACAGATGATATTTGATTTACAAAATTTAGTGGTAGATAGCAAATTAATTCTTATAAATAAACTAAACAAACTTTCAAAGATAGGAACGTTTGTTAAAACGACATCCGGATTTAAAGTAACCAACCCCGAAGGTTTTGTTGCTATAGATAGAATGGAAGGTGGAGCTGTTAAATTAGTAGATAGATTAGAATTTTCTGCTAATAATTTCAGCAAAGATATTATAAAAGGTTGGGATAATCCTAACTAAATGGGAACCGAGGATAATGGAAATAAAAAGTTTTAGCGATTATATCGTTGAATCCACAAAAGAAGTAACATTTGTTTTTGGTAGGTTTAATCCACCTACTATAGGACATGAAAAGTTATTCGACACTTTGAAAAAATTGTCTAGAGGCGGTGCATATCGCATATACGCTTCAAAATCTCAAGACCCAAAAAAGAATCCACTAACATTTAAAGATAAAGTTAAGTTTATGCGTAAGCTTTTCCCTAAACACGGAAGAGCAATTATGGCAGATGCTGATGTCAGAACAGTTTTAGACATTGCTGTTAAATTATATGACCAAGGATTTACAAAAGTATCCATGGTTGCTGGCTCAGATAGAATTAAAGAGTTTGAAACACTATTAAATAAATATAATGGAGTATCTTCTCGACATGGCTTTTACCAATTTGAAGG